ATTGAGTCTAAGGAGAGAGGGGCTTCTACGCCCGTCACCTTTTAAAGGGTGACCGAATCCATCTCCATACCTTACCTTTCAAAGAGGTAAGGGCTAATATGGAGTAGTATGAACTACTCGCATCTATTCTATTGTTGTCCCTATAGTGGTCATACACTGTATGGTGGCAGCGAGAGGATTCACTGCGTGATACATCGGACGCACTTTAGCCAATAAATATAATTAAAGTATCAAATGAGAAAAGTTCATACAAATATAATAATTTCTTCCCGGATAATTTCAAAATTGTTTGGAATATCTCCGAAAATTGTTACTAGATTTATATTCTTCACAGAGACATTACGAGACAAAAATGGTATAAAGTGAAGTATAAAATACATGAAAACATGTAGATTACACATCACTCGTTACTTATGTAACAAACCACTTAAGTCTAATAATGTTGGTGTTTCTTTGACAAAAGATGGTTTCCCAACAAGGTTGATTTACCTTAAGCCCATGATAGATAGCAAGGATCCAATAAAGATAAGAGGTGTGTTAACACTCTTATCTTATAATAGATCCATACAACCAACTAAGGATGAACTTAAGAAATTGGAAGTTGATTATTCAACTATAAATAGCCCTTACAAAGGTAAGGACTACACAATTCCTTTAAGTTTTATCCAAAAGTTTGTTGTTCACTTTCAGTTAAAAAGTAGTCTCCCTAAATACAGTAACCAATTGCACTATATAAGTTCAAAAGGTTCTGCATTTGGGAAGGCTACATTAACTGCAAGTTATGCAATCTACGAAATGACAAAAAGGCATACTCACATGCTAACACATTTTACAAAAATGTTAGGCATGGAAGAGTATATGGAAGTTATAGGATCTCACTTAGTGAGACTTTATAACAACCCTGCCATGATGTCATGTCGGGTTTACTGTAACCAACAGTTAGGAAAACTATCTATTGTAAATGATCCTGAATTAAAATTCAGGGTTATAGCTATGCTTGACTATTATAGTCAATTCATACTAAAACCCATCCATGGGATACTTATGGATTTACTTCGTAAGTTCCCACAGGATAGAACTTATACTCAGGACCCATTTAATAAATGAACACCAAAAGGAAGTTCTTTTCATTCACTTGATCTTTCAGCCGCAACTGACAGGTTTCCTATTAAATTACAGGAGAAATTACTTTCCCTGATATTTAACAAAGAAACTTCTGAAAGTTGACGACAAATACTTATTGATCGTAAATTCACCAAACCACTTGGGTCTGATGAATCACTCGAGTACGTGGTGGGCCAGCCCATGGGAGCGTACTCCTCTTGGGCGGCATTCACACTTACTCATCACCTAGTAGTTATGTGATGTGCCCACTTATGTGGGTACAATTTCACATTTGATAGATATATATTGTTAGGTGACGATATCGTTATTAATGACGATAGAGTTGCCCAAAAATATAAAGCTATCATGACTAGGTTAGGAGTCGATATATCAGAAGCAAAGACACATGTATGTAGAAACACATATGAATTTGCTAAGCG